GAATATTCATCTCCGCCTTGAAGATCCGGAATATATTTGTCTTTTAGGAATTTAAATAGTTCTGATTCATTCATAAATCAGCTACTTTTTGTGTATAAAAGTCAATTAAGTCTTGATAGTCTAATTTGCCCATTTTTTTTGTTTGATGCCTTTTGTGTTCAAGGAAATCCATACCACCCTTGCCTATTTCTCTCTCCAGTCTTTTATAATATTCGATATAATTGCCTTTTTGAGCAATATTACAACCGTAGCACTGTGGTCGGCAGTTTTGTTCATCATATCTAAGGCTTAAAATACCCCTTGAATAAAAATGACCATTTTGAATCTTTTTGTAAGGCATAACTTTGTCGCAAGTAAAGCACTTGACATCTAAATTCTCATCTGCATACTTTAATCGAATATAAGTTGAAAATATCGCATCTGCTTTTTTCTTTAAGATTGTTGTACTCATTTTATAAGAATTTTAGTGTAACAAACCTCAAAGACTATTCCCCAAGTCATAGAAAATAAGATAATATCAAAATAACCAAAGATAGGTTTATAGGTAACTATTGCTAAAGACATAAACAATAACATAAAAGCCTTAAATAAGTGCCATCCATCCGTAAGGAATGATAAAATAGTGCTTGAAAATAAGAACTTCTCTCCATTTTCTTTTTCTCCCCACTGCCATTTGTTTCTCCAGGACATATTCCAATCCCAAAATTGCCTGTTCTTAAAGTTTCCAAAGATAGAAACATAATACCTGGTGCTTAAGACATCCATTACTGAATTACAAAAGGCTGCTAATACTACAAAGATTAAACTCATATTGTTAATTGTTAGTTCCCAAATTGTTTTAAATAATCTTTATATAAATTTTCTATAATTTCTACTTTTTGGTCGGTTACTTCATCATTTTCAACAAATAAGTAAAAGTTTATTGCGTGTTGCTCCATTTCTTGCTTGTGCATTTCATTATAATATTTCATAATAGTATACCAAGTGAATTTGTCCTTCGGTGTATCCCATAATTCCCACATTAATTGTTCTACACTGCTTTGTTTTGTTTCCATTTGTTAAATGTTTTTTTAGTAATTGTTAAATGTTTGCATAATTTTTTAGTAAAGTTTCTTACACTTTGTCCAGTTAATTCGTTAAAAAACAGGACATTACAACCCCTCAAATATTTGCAGGTGTTAAATCTTATTGATTCCACCTATACATCTTTTACAAGTCATCTATCATTTCAAGTGTTTTAACTCTTTCACTTAACTCGGCTATTATAATTTCCGCTTCGTGCCTCAAAGTTAATAATTCACTTCGTAATAAAGAATTTTCTCCTTGTAAATCAGTCATCATAACAAAAGCTAAATTAAGCGTTTCTAAAGCATTTAGATTGTCTTTGTAGGTCTTACTATCAATTTTAGTTTTATTTGCCTCTAATAGCTTTATTTGCATAACTAAAAGTAAATCAGCTATCCTAAACAAAGTAGCCTGTCTAAAATCAGTCTTTGGAATCCTTTTTTCTAATTCATCCTCTAAAATAGCTTTTAATGGCTCACTTAACTCGTGTAACTTTCTCATCGCTTAAAATAAACTTTTTGTCCTGCACTGGGTTAATTAAATTAATTATCTCTCTTAAAGCATCTACATAATACTGCGAACTTAGCTTATGGATTGGTAATTGTTCAAATAATTCTAAACTAAAAAGCCTGGCTTCCGAATGTTTAGCGAATTCTTGTAGGGTCATAGTTTTTTTATTTCTTGTTTAACTTCTTGATAATATGTTTTCCAATTAAATCCTTGTCTTTCATCTTCAATAAATTCTAATATCTCATCTACTACTATTAATGCACATTCTTGGGCTTCAGTAATATCTATTATATTCTCAAGTTCAAGAGAAAATAAACTATAATATCTATCTATTAAATCTATTGCTTTTTCTTTTGGTGTCATAATTTTATTTTTTAAAAAGGTAAGACTTTTGGTTTTTCAAATGTAACATAATTTCCAACATAACTCTTAGTTCCGTTTATTTCTTCGTAGTAGCAGTTGCGCCAGGTATCAAAAAATAAATCAAACTCTCCACAAGCACCTATTCCTTTAGGTTTACTTTTTTGGACTATAATTTTAACCTGGTTTATTTGATAAGGTGTTCCAAATTCGTCTTTTAAGCCTTTAGGGTATCTCCAAACACAAATCATTTGTTCGCCTTTTCTAAAGGAAGTTTCGCCATTATCGATATATCTTGGATCAGTAGGAGGATAAAAAGATATACCGTCTACTTCTTTTTTAACTCCTGCTTCTCTTGCAGCGTGCATAATGATTGTATGGTGATAGTTATGCTCCCTTGCGTACATTCTAATCTTCCCTAAAACTCGAGCCATATAAAGATTTATAGATTCGCCTTGTAACTCGTGCTTGACCTCATTAAACGGATCAGTAGTGATTGTGTCAAACTTAACTCCGTATTTCTCAACTGCTAAGTGGAAGTCATCTAAAGTAATATCTTTAACTCCTGTGTCCATTATGTAAAAGTATTGGCTTACTTCTTGACCAATTCTAAACATTTCATTTTGGGTTAATCTTGAAAGTTTATTACCGTCTAAATCGTGAAAAGGCTTACCAGACCACTTATGAATAATTTCTGCAAAGATTTCAGCAGGTGTTCCTGTTTCCGGTGAGAAGATTAAATGCTTCCACTTTTTCTTTTTTGATAGGTTGATAAGACATTCCCACCAAAATTCCGACTTTCCTGAAGCAGGAGTGCCGTAGATATAACTTGTAGCACCTTTTTTAAAGGATATTAGTTGATCCATTTGTGAGAATCCTACTTTCTCGCCACTTGCGTAACCTTTTTCAAATAAATCATTTATTTCATCTGAAACATCCGAATAGTTTTTAATAAATTCCATTAGTTTACGACTGGTGAGTAAAGGTGATTGACTACTGTTTTGATTTTATTTTCTTCTGTAAACCAATTGTTCATAACTGTGTTTTTCCAATTTAATACTTTTTTACCTTTGCTATTTTTCCAATTAAGATTATTGTAATAGTTCCAGGCTTTCTTAGCTACATCTTTTCTATATCCATTCTCAAAAAAGTAATTTTCAACTTCTTCAATTAAAGGAATTATAAACTCTTCTGTCTTTATATTTACTTTACTTTCTTTTACTTTACTTTCCTTTAAAGCATTGCGGTCGCATTCATTCGGTAATGCGTTTGCATTTTTCCACCTCTTAGAAGCGTTTAAAGAGGCTTTTTCGGATTTATCATTTCTCTTATCTAACCTTTTTTGTACTGATTGACTGCTAAAAAAACCATCCTTAATTTCAAATAAATCAAAGTCTTTTATAATACTTTCAACTACACTTTTATCCGTTCGCAGTTCGTGTGCTATACGCCCGCATTCAAATGGTAATGCGTTTGCATTCAAGTAAAGATCTTCAATTAAGCACCAGTAAATTCCATAACCAGTGATACCGTGTTGATAAAGTAATTCTTTAATTTTAGAATCACTTCTTGCGGTGTAATCGTGTGAGAAATAATATGTATTCATATTTAAAAAAAAGAAACCCACCAGGTCGAGATTTGGTAGGTTTCAAGGTTAGTAGTAAGTTTAACCTTATATTTAATTTCATCTGATCTCGACTTCAAATGAAATTATAAGCAAATATAGCTATTTCTTTCTTAATGCAAAGTATTTATCTAACTTTTTATTTAATGAAGATAAAGGTACATTAAACTTCTCTGCATAATGCTTAATTGGCTTCCCTTCAACTAAATACAACTTTAAAAAATCTTTAAAAATAGCATTAGTTTCTAAAGTTACTTTCTTGGTTTTTAAGTGCTTTGTTCTAATGCCTTTGGCTCTTAAAACTTCTCTTATTCGCCTTTGTGATATGTTATACTTTTGGCTTAAATCCTCTATTGTAACATTCCCAGTTCTATACTCCTCTAGAAAATCCATCTTGTAAAATTTGTTCTAATTCTTTTTTAACTTCTTGATAATATGGTGTAACATAAGATTCACATAATTCTATCATCTCATCAATTGCAACTAATGCACATTCTTGAGCATCAGTATTACAAATATGTAAAGCCATTTTTTCAAATAATTCGTGTGCTTTTTCTTTTGGAGTCATAATTTTAAGTTTTGGTTTTATTTAAAATACTAACGCTACTCATTAGTACTTGGGTGTTAATCTTCTGCTAAAATTGTTAAACTTTCCCCTAAAATAGTTCGCAGACACCTCTTATCTTTGGCGCAAAAAGAACGCTTGCAGCAGCACCAATTTCATTTTAGAACGGCATTCCGTTATCTTCTTTGGTTTCAACTTTACCTTGTCCCCATACTACTTTACCATTTCCTAAATAAGTTTTAGGTACTTTAGCAGTTCTCTCTTCCTGAGATTGGTTTAAGGTAACTGTTACATTATTACCAAATTTGTCATTCTCGTCATTAACAGTAATACTAATATTTAAGTATTTGTCTTTGATTAATTTTGTTCTGTCGATTTTTGTTACATCAATAGATGCGCTGATAATTGAACTCATTTTTCTATTTTTAAAGGTTTATAATTCTTGTTCCTATTCTTGATTGTATTTGTTGATCGTAATCTTGAAGCCAGGTTCTACAAAGTTCAATTCTTTCGATTATCTCTTGCTCAATAGATAAATCTCTCTTAAACTCGTAAGATACCCAGCGTTCAAATTCTTCTAAGTGTTTAAAACTTATTCTTTTACCAAAGTTAGCTTCAGCAGGTGTATCACCTAAGTAATAAAACAAAGTAGCAAATTCCTTCTCACATAACATCATATAACCTCTTAACTGCCATTCGTAATCTGTGTTTAATTCTAAAGCTGCATCTAATAAAGTCTTGTGATTCCAAGAACATTTAGTATCTATAATTGAATTTTCAAGGACCACATCCGGTGTTCCTAACATCCATTCGTTTGAATAAATATCTTCATTCTTATAGGCTCTAATATCACCAAATAATACCTTAGATGCAAATTGAATTGCCTCATCTTCTAATAAGATTCCTTTGGTTAAATACTTAGAAGTAATTTCTTCTGTATCACCTGAATACCATTCTTTAAGATAAGTAATACAAGTTTGTGGAAGTTCTCCATCTTTTTTTAACTTCCCCATCAATTTTGACAGGGAAGAAGGTCTTGCTTTAAACTTTTTCATTAATCAAGGCTTTTAAAGTTTCTGCATCAATTTCATATTT